TTTTCTCCAAACCCTAATTCTGCCGGAGCCTGACTGTAAGAAATTAGTTTAATAGTCGATTGATCCATCGTGGTCGTTTTCCTCTTCTTGAATTTCGCACAAACTTTCCAAGTGCTTGTAGTGTTCGTATGCCTTTTTTAGTGCTTCAAATTTTTCTAACTTTGCTGGATCCGGTTGTAGGATGGCCATTCTCTTTTCCATGGTGTCCATGAAAGTCTTTAGGCTTCTGTTTCCGATCTTGATATCACCTTCTTCGGGTACTGAAATATCATTACCCCAATTACCATAATCTGTATCTTGAATACTGGAAGTATCTATAGTGAATGTTCCGTTTGAGACGTAGTCATCATCAACACTAGGCATAGTGACAGTGCTGGTTGTTGCAGCACTGCCACTGAATGAATATTGTGGATCAAGCGTTATTGTGTAAGGCTTGTCGTCATCACCCATTTAGCCACCCATCTTCTCGGCTTTGCGAGCATTCTTTGTGTCAGTGATTTCCTTACGTCTTTCCTTGATTGCTTTGGCCATTTCCTGTAAGGCTTTTCTAGCGCGAGTTCCTGCTGCGCCATTACCTGCTTCAAATTTTTCATCTTCGGCAAGGAATGTTTCCATTGCAGATTTGATTGCTTCTGTATTTGACATTATTTTTTTCTCCATATTAAATGTCATGTATTTAAACACAACACTATTATATAAGCCTTAAACGCGGTTGTCAAGAGCAAGAGTGGTTAAATATGCATATAATGAATGATTTTACTCTAATACCTTTCCAAAATATAGTCAAGTTTGGACAGTTTACCATGCTAGATTATCCACTTTTTAACGTAAGTTGGATACTGGGAAGGTTCTGTAACTATAAGTGTTCCTACTGCTGGCCATATGCAAACACGGACAAACCGGATCACCAAGAGTTTGAAATATATACGAGAACTATAGACAGCATTAAGAGCCAGGCTAGACAGAATGGATTTGACAGATTTCATTTTTCATTCAGTGGCGGTGAGCCAACTGCTTACAAGCGACTGTTGGATTTGATAGAATACTATGCGGAGGATAACAGTCCTTATCAAAGCATACACATGACTACAAATCTATCACCAAATGAAACTTGGTGGTTGAGATACATTGATAAGACAAGGCAGTTAAGCCACAAGAGTCTCACGGCGAGTTATCATGCGGAGCATGCGGATGAAACTGAATTTGGTGACAAGTGCCTATTCCTTATGGAGAACAATATAAATGTTACTGTGAATCAGGTAATGGTGCCCGCACTGTTTGATGAATACTATGAGAGATGCCAGCGATTGTGGGACAGGGGAATTAACGTTACCCTAAAACCTCAGAGCAATGAAACTGCAAGTAAGATAGTTGATGGCTATACCGCAGAACAGATAGAAAAATTAATGGCACAGTTTCCAAACAGATATATTGATGGCAAGCAGTTGATGCAGGTGAGGCTGGAAGACTCTAAAGGAAATGAATACGGAATTGATCAAGCGGAAAGAATGAATGCATTTGGTTTCAACAAGTTTAAGGGTTGGACCTGTAATGCAGGTTATCAGAGTTGTGTGATAAGAGGTAACGAAGTCAAGCGAGCATACAGTTGTTCAGAACAACCAATAGGAACACTCACAGAAGGATTTAGTTTGTTTGACACTCCTAAACCATGTGTGACAGAAACCTGTGTTAGTTCTGCAGACTCCAAGATACCAAAGGCCAAAGGTCAAGCATGAAGATTGATATACAAGATATAAAGTTTTGGATGGACGCTATTCGTAACAGCGATGACAGAAGCCGTACCTTAGAAAGTTTTTGGGGAGGACAACTTCAAAGCAAAACGTGGCTGGTTGAAACTTTAGAAAAGACTAACAAGTTAACCAATGCTAAGATTGTAATACATGGTGGATGGAATGGTGTCCTAGCCAGCATGCTGTTTAACAGCGATATAGGAATAAGCAAGATTACTTCTGTGGATATAGATCCTGCATGCGAGGAAACGGCAAGAACCATAAACAAACGACAGGAAATGGAAGGTAGATTTAGGGCAGTTACAGCGGACATGTGCGAATATGAGTATGACGAGCATCCTGACATAATTATAAACACCAGTTGTGAACATATCACACAAACGCAATATATAAAGTGGTTGAAAAAAATACCGAAAGACTGTAAAATAGTATTGCAGAGTAATGATTACTTTGAATTGGAAGAACACATAAACTGTTCTAAAAATATTTCACAGTTTGCAAAACAAAGCAAACTAAATGTTATGAAGAAAGATAAATTAGAGTTGCCAAAGTATACTAGATTTATGATAATAGGACACAAGGAATGATGGATCCATATCACATAATAGCACAATACGGGGATCACAGCCAAATGGATGTTTTTGTGGAACCGGAAAAAATTGTTGATTATACGGAAAACAATTTTGAATACGTGAGATACAATCCACGCAAGGACATAAACAGATGGGGACTTAGCGTTACCAGCCTCGACGGCGGACTTAGTGGCATACCCGATTTGGATAGTTTACTAGAATACAACAAGGAAAACGGAACAGCATACGGTGAAAGAGACTTTAAGACTTTTACTGATGTGTATAACAACAGCCCGGAAATACAAGAAATAATTGAACCGTGGAAGGATCACATATTTAGAACTCACTTCTTAAAGTTTGGTCCGGGTGGATTCTTTCCTCCACACAGAGATCCCAACTATCATACATTTGTGTCTGACAGTTTTAGATTGATAATGCCACTTAAGAATGTTAATCCTCCCTACTTTAACTTTGTGCTTGAAGATAAACTGTTGCATTGGCAGCCAGGAAGAATGTATTATCTTAACACCAACAAGATGCACTATCTATTCAACTCCAGCATACATGACAGTTATTGGTTGGTGCTGAATGTTGATTTAAATGAACACACCATAAGAGAAACACTGAAGAGGTTCCTACAGAAATAATGTATTCACTAGCAGACATAAAATCAATTCATCTTGAGGTTACATCAAAGTGCCAGGCAAGATGCCCAATGTGTCCAAGGCGACTGGCGGGCGGTCCTCTGCTTGATAGTTTGTATCTTGAAGAAATTACATTGGAGCGTTTTAAGGAATGGTTCAAGCCAGAATTCATAGCACAACTAAATCATCTAAACATGTGCGGTAACTTGGGCGATCCACTGTTGGCAAAGGATACCGTAGAAATATTCCGCTACTGCAGGGAACACAACGAACACATGACCCTACAGATGCATACGAATGGTAGTGGTAGAAAAAAGGAATGGTGGGAAAGCCTTGCTGAAACAAGGGTAAAGGTTGTGTTTGGCATAGATGGGTTGGAAGATACTCATGCATTGTATAGAATCAATACCGATTGGAACAGAGTAATTAATAACGCACTTGCATTCATAGGTGCGGGTGGAGATGCTCGCTGGGACATGCTGGTGTTTGCACACAATGAACACCAAGTAGAAGACTGCGAAAGGATGAGCAAACAGTTAGGCTTCAAGGGATTCTCAATCAAGCACACAACAAGATTCAAGGATGGCAAGTTTGAAGTGTTGGATGATAACTACAACATTATTAATACACTGTATCCATCACAGAAGAGCAAACAGATGATTGAACCCGCACTGGCAGCACAGGAAGAAGTAATGCCCGTAATTAGTTGCAAGGCACAGAAGGATAGCCAACTGTATGTGAGTGCTAACGGAAACGTCAGTCCTTGCTGTTGGTTGGATTTGGATTGGGTTCCACAATACAGTGGCAGCAGAATAGACTACATGATTAAGATTAAGAACGTGCCAAACCTAAACAAGGAATCATTTGAGGAAATATTTGCCAGCGGACACTTTGATAAAATTAGTTCATGCTGGAGCAAGGATGGACTCAAGGAATGCTCCAAGCAGTGCGGAACATTTGACAAACTAAACGCACAGTATGAAAAGAAGGCTTACGCATGACACGAAGTAAAACATTCTGTGCCCTACCATGGATACACCTAGCAACACGACCCAACGGTGACGTAAGGGTATGCTGCACGGCAAATGCAAGTGGTGCTGACGTTGATGACAAGACTGCGGGCCTTGTTAAAAAGGATGGCATTGCCATGAACATGCGAAACCATACCATAGAAGAAGTATGGAACAGCGAACACATGCGAGCAACACGATTAAAAATGCTCAACGGCGAAATACCCAACAGTTGTAGAAAGTGTTTTGCGGAAGAGGAAAAGGGCATAGTAAGCAAGCGAAGATGGGAAACGGAAGTTTGGGACTCTAGGCTCGACATTGATGATATTGTAAGCAAGACTGACGAACAGGGAAACCTACCGGTTAATATTCCCTACTTTGATTTGAGACTGGGCAATGTGTGTAACCTTAAGTGCGTGATGTGTTCTCCACACGATTCAAGCAGTTGGATCAAGGAGTGGAAACTAAACATGCCCGAATACAAGAATAAGGATCTAATCAAGGATCAGAGTTGGGACAGTGACTTTGATTATACTTGGTATAAGAAAGGTTCATTCATAGAGTCCATGAAGTCTCAGGCACAGCACATCAAGGAACTATACTTTGCTGGCGGCGAGCCTCTCATGATACCCGAACACTATAACATCCTACAGTTCATGGTTGATGAAGGACATGCCCAAAACTGTTGCGTAAGATACAATTCAAACGGAACGGACATTCCTGAAAAACTATTGGAACTGTGGAAACACTTCCGTGAAGTTACATTTAACTTTAGCATAGATGCCTATGGCGACAAGAATGATTATATTAGATATCCCAGCAAGTGGAGCACGATAGAAAAAAATATTAAGATGCTGGACAGCACACTGCCACGCATTAGAATAAACATAGCCGCAGCGGCACAGTTATTAAACATTGCCTACATAGATGAACTGGCGCAGTGGAAGCAGGATCAAAACTTTACAAAAGTAAATCTGCCTCCATTTGGTGGCGGCATGATAAGCACACACCTAGTTTATCTACCCAACTATCTAAATGTGAGGGTACTGCCCAAGGAACTAAAGGAATTTGCAAAGAAAAGAATCATGGGCTTTGTGGATAGGCAGAAGTTTAATAGAGAATTCAATAACAGTCCTATGGGCAAAATGAGATGGCTGGGAGTTATTGACTACATGATGGCAGAGGACTGGAGTGAAAAACTGCCAATGGTTAAGGATTACTTGCGAGTATTGGACAAGAATAGG